CAAGGACGCTACGCCCGAGATTCAGGCAGCAGTTCAGCTAGCACTGGAGACCGTTGAGAAGGCTGTACTGGCCTATATCGAGGGTCGTCTGGCATAGATCCACTTATTGGCCCGGTTTCCCTCTAGTATGGAGGGAGCCGGGCTATTTATTTGGAGAACTCATGGTAGAAGAAGATATCGATCTGGATCTAGGCATTGAGCTAGAAGACGATCAGTCGGATGACACAGACGCAGAGCGCGAGGCCCGCGAGGCCACAGAGGTCATCCTTGATGATATGTCACAGGCCACGGTCAACAAGCTAATCGATAAGCTCATGCTGGTCTGCGACATCATTTCTGGCAACCCTCTGTACGAGTACCAGAAGCCATTCGCCCGTCGCATATTCGAGAGCCTGATCATCAACGACGGTGCCACCATAACGGCCCTGTTCGCACGACAGACAGGCAAGTCTGAGACCGTGGCCAACACTATAGCGACGGCTATGATCATGTTCCCCGTGCTCTCCAAGGCGTTCCCTGACCTGTTGGGCAAGTTCGCTGGTGGTGTCTGGGTCGGTGCCTTCGCCCCTGTGGACGAGCAGGCTGACAACCTCTTCGGGCGTATAGTTTCTAGGCTGTCCTCAGACAACGCCCTGGCGGTCATGGATGACCCTGAGATCAACGCAGAGCTTGCAGGGAAGGGCCGTACGGTCTACGTTCGATTCCTGAACAACCCTCGCCCGTTGCAGGACGGCAAGGGCCATAGTCTTGTGCGTAAGACGACTTGCCATCCTCGGGCAACCATTGAAGGACGTTCGTACCACATCATCCTGATTGACGAATGCCAGGGCGCAGACGATAAGGTCATCGACAAGTCAGTACGTCCTATGGGTGCAGCGTATAACGCCACCAAAGTCTACACGGGCACGCCGACGTACACCAAGAACGTCTTCTACAAGCAGATCAATGTCAACAAGCGAGAGGCCGTCAAGAGGGGCCGTCATCGTCAGAATCACTTTGAGGTTGACTGGCGCATAGCAGCGCGAGAGAATGACAACTACAAGAAGTCCGTAGCGGGCGACATGCTCGCCATGGGAGAAGACTCTGATGAGTTCAAGCTCTCCTACAGACTGATCTGGCTGCTCGATAAGGGTATGTTCACGACCAATGAGAAGCTTGACGCCTGCGGGGACATCACCATGCAGCAGCTTGTCCAGGCGTGGAACAGGACTCCCATCGTCATAGGCATCGACTGCGCCCGAAAGCAGGACAGGACCGTCGTCACAGCCATCTTCGTTGACTGGGATCACCCAGACGAATTGGGCATGTACCATCACCGTGTCCTGAACTGGCTCGATTTGGAAGGCATGGACTGGGAAGAACAGTACTTCCGCATTGTTGAGTTCTGTTCGAACTACAGCATCTGGAAGGTAGGCATCGACTCGGGCGGTCTGGGGGATGTCGTGGCCCAGAGGCTCAGGGTTCTTATGCCGCACATCGATATTGTCGATCTGGGATCGTCACAGAGCGAGCAGTCCGAGCGCTGGAAGTACCTACGTTCTCTTATCGACCGCCGTCAGGTCATGTGGCCCGCTGGGGCCAAGGTACGTCGTCTTAAGATCTGGAAGCGTTTCCGCCAGGAGATGGAAGACCTTGAGATAGTCTTCAAGGGTCCTTACGTCCTGGCTGAGGCTCCGTCCATCAGGGATGCTCATGATGACTACGCCGACTCCCTGGCTATCGGCTGCATGTTGAGTCGTGACAGGGAAGAGGAGACCTCCGTCGTGGAGGTGAGTGTTAATCCTTTCTACCGTCGTCGTCGGCTACACTAAGAGTATGAGAATATGTACTGTAGACGACTGCAAGACGAAACATTACGGGCAAGGATACTGCCACAAGCACTGGAAGCGATGGAAGGCACACGGAGACCCTGCGTATCTTCCGGTTAGGCATGAGAAGATTTGCATTGTGTCTGATTGCAAAAGGAAACAACGAGCTAACCAGCTATGCGACCCACATAACAAGTCGTGGAAGAGTAATGGAGTTGTTCCTACCGGCTCTGTAAAGCATGTGGTGTTTCGTGGCATAGCGGGTACATGCCTTCGCTCAGACTGCGATGAGCTAACACGGGGCTCTGGTTACTGTGACAGACACTACGCGCGAATGAAGCGGCTAATCAATAACTACGGGCTCGACGGTTTTGACGACTTCGATCGCCTATGGAAGCGTTGCGGTGGCAGATGTGAAATATGCGGAATGATGCTAGAGCTAGACAGCAAGGATACGCATATTGATCACTCACATGTCACAGGGGAAGTAAGGGGGGTCCTGTGCCGAGGGTGTAACCATGGTCTCGGGCATTTTCAGGACTCCCCTGAACGGCTATTCTCTGCAATAACTTACCTTAGGCGTCGTCGGTACTGAGGCTCAGCCCGAAGTCAAGGTACTATTATGGGGAGAAGGGAGTCATCTTGACTACGCCAAACAGCTACGCCATGGCCTACAACGGGACGTACAACGCCGATGATCCTCTGCGCGCTCCCTGGTGGATTCCGGGCTGGACGGCGCAGGACAAGATCACCATCCTCGCGGGCGACACTCTGACTACTGGTCCTGGCTTTCCTACCAATCTTGCATTCGTGAATGTCACCGGGAATTACTTCGACACGAACAGTTCCCCTCTGGCCGGGTACGTCACAGTCATGATGTCTGACAACATCACAGTCGTAGACAACGGCAACACCTTCCGTCTGCCGCGCCGTTACACGGGAACCATGAACAATCCCATTGCGTTCGCGTACAACAACTGGGGATCAGAGCGTCTGTACACACGTCTCGGGCAGCTCAATATCTTCCTCTTCGCCACCGATCAGACTGCATCAAGCTCGACAATCACCACAGATTCGGGCAATGCCTTCTTCTACTTCGTCACAGAACACTGGATGGGCGGAAGAACATTCCACATTCAGGTCCCATCGACCGACGCCAACGAGACAGTTGACATCAACTCACTCATTGTGCCCGGTACCATTGAAGAGTATAAGTACGATCCGGTCTTCCCAGATGGTAATGTGTGGACCCCGGAAGATGATCTGTATAACACTCTAGGTCCATACTCAGGAGTCTAAATGTCTGCACCGTATCCGGGCGAAAGCCTTGAGGCTTACCGTGCCCGTCGCAAGTCAGAAGACGCAGGAGCGCCATCTCCTGAGGCTGGCTTCGAAGCCCAGAAGGCTAAGGTGGCGCAGCAGGTAGGACGTGTGTCACGTAAGCCTGCTAAGAACGCTATCAACATTGACACAGCAGCCGAAGATGAGGAGACTGTGGCGTCCACCCACAAGGCGCTAGCCGGTGGCGTTAAGAAGCTTGACCCGGCAGCGATGAAGGCCGCCGACTCCGACAAGGCTTGGTCTAAGATGTCTCCCGAAGAACAGCAGGCGGCTGCAAGGGGATCTAAGCCATCGGGCGCAGCCCACTCAACGTCCACTCCTGGCTCTGCACCGCAGTCATCCATGGCCGAGGCAATGTCTAAGGCCGGTCTGTCTCGTACGTCAGACAAGCAGACACCCGAATCTGTGGCATCTGCGCAGTCTAAGAGTCCTGCTCCGAGCACATCTACCTCTGGCACCTTGAAGCCACAGGCCGTAGACGCTGGCACTGCTGCTCGCAACAACATGGCTGCCCCGCGTACGCAGGACAACGGGGCTTCCGCTGTCGCCGGTCGAACCGCTGGCGGATCTCGGGCAGAACGAGACCAGGCCCGTGCAGCCGCTGCAAGAGGCTCTAAGGGAGGTGGCAAGGCTGCCGAGGCTAAGGCTGCTGCAAGAGCTTCTAGCCCGCGTAGCGCTGCCTCAGCGGCTCCTACAGCCACCCCTGTCATGGGGCGTCAGTTCCCGCAGAAGGAGACCGGTCTGTACTCCAGCCGTCGTCACGCTGAGGGCTTCGCCGCCATGGTCACGCCCGAGGGCGGCCCGTCTAGCAAGATTTCTGACAAGCCGTCAGCACAGCCTCCGGTTCGCATGGCTGACTCAGCCGGTCACCAGACAGCTAAGACAGCAGTTGATCATCCGACCCCATCGGCGGCTGCTAATCCCTCTCCTGTAGCTCCTACCCCTGCTGGCGGGCGTTTCCCTGCTAGCCCAGAGGCCCAGGCTGCTGCTCCCATGAACCACGGTAGTGTGGGAATTGCCAAGCCTAAGGTTGGCGAGGTCACCCGCGCCATCGATAACCCCAAGGCTCCTGCCTCTAAGATGCGCGCAGGATACGAATCGCATATCGCTGGCGGTGGCAGCAACGACACCTACTGGGCCGGGCGTGACGCTGCCAAGGCAAAGCGCACGGGTGCAAAGACAGCAAAGTCTGCCCCGGAGGTAGTCACAGAGACACCATCTCTGTCACCACAGCCTGCACCAGCGGCCAAGACATCCCCAGCTACACTGCCGCCAACGCCACCTCCGTCTGCTGCCCCTGCTCCTAAGTCAAATGTGGGTTCTGCTCCAGCACCAGCGGCTGCACCGCCTATGCGTCTAGCGCCTGAGCCACAGCGCACTCCAATGTCTTCACAGATGAACAAGGTCACTGCACCAGCGCCCGCACCTTCTGCGCCTGCCAAGCTCGGTGGTGGAAGCCCGGCTCCTACGGCTACTCCAGCAGCTCCGACACTGGGTAACCGTCCGTCAGCTCCCGCTCCTGCTCCTGCTGCACCGGATGTACCTGATCGTGGTGCCGTTGCTACACCTCCTGCCCCAACTGGGGGTGGTCGTAGCGGTGCCGCTCCTCGCAGTCCTGAGGTAGGCGGCGGGCGTGGTGGTATGAACACTAGTGACCACTCTGTAGGCATTGGAGGGCATAACTACGGTTCTGTGGTGATCAACCACAACACCAACAACGTGAACTATGGTCACGTGGGCGGATCTCAGGGTAATGTGGATCATGCTGGCGGACGTGGGTACTCTCGTCCGTCTGGTGGCTCAGGTGAAGGCGGACAGCCCGAGCCAGAAGACCATCAGTCATCGGGTGGCGGCGCTAAGTTCAACGCCTGGTATCACGACTCGACGGGCCACCACGATCTACAGAAGGGCATCAAGCACGTCACTGGTCAGACCGGTGGTAGCGGCGAGAAGCTTTCTCATGGAAGTGGAAACGTCGGTGCCAACCGTCAGACTGGCGGAACCATTGGTGGTGCTGGTGGTACACAGCGTCCGCTTAAGGGCTCTGCCCGTTCTGCCGGTGGGGCTCAGCCTGCACAGCAGAACACGACCGGTACGGGAACTACCGCTAACTGGCAGGGTCCTGCGACTACACATCAGGCTTCAGCGTCGGGCAACGGAACCGCTCAGCTCAACGCCACACCCTAATAAGCTATCCTTTAACTAACCGACTTTAAGGAATATCCATGGCTCAGTTTGCACAGCAGACTCCGGACGAGAACCTGTCTCCGGGCTGGACAGTTCAGGGCACTGGCTCTGCTCAGGCAACCACAGGCATCCCAGGTGAGGGTTACGCCGTATCTGGTGTTGTCCCTGCTGCCACCAACGTAGGTCAGACATCTGCTGGCTTCCCTAACCCTCCGGGCGCGGGCAACATCGACAGCGAGAACTCAGGTTCTTACACCTCTCAGATCCTGGTCAACGGTTCATACTCTGTGAGCCCGACGACTAACCTATCTACGACGGCTACCCTGCCACTCCCGACCACGACCGGTGTTCAGCAGCCTTACGGCGTTAACACGTCCGCTGCCGTGACTGGTGCTGCCGTCACATCGGTTGCCGTTGCGCCATTCACGACTGGCACTCCGGTTTACACCACCGTGTTCACTGGTACAGCATCTGCCAACCCGATCCTGGTAAGCGTACCTCCGGGCGGCTGGGTCAAGACTGTCGGTGGCAACGCTACCGCCGTCGTTTACACGCCGACCAACTAAGGAGTAACAAATGGCAGGCGGAACCGTACCGTCTGGTGTTTACGTCTACTCCAGCACATTCGCCACTCCGGGTACTGCGGAGGCCACAACCTTCGCAGACCGGTTCGGATATGTTGTGGTAACGAACACCAGCACATCTGGAGAGATCTACGCCACAGCTAACGGTGCAGCAGCGACCGGAACTGACGGCCTGGCCATCGGCCCTGGCGAGAGTGCAACAATTGCCAATGGCGGCCAGCTCTGGTATCCGAGCAGCAGGGTCATTCCTGCTGGCGTGCCTAAGATTCCTACTGGTGGTGGATCGAACTCTGAGGTACTGACATCTACTACACCAACGAGCCCGGCTCAGCCTGGTCTAATCTATCCTCTAGGATCGTCTCTTCTCGGGACTACGGCAGATGACGGAACTACTGTGTCCGTCTGGACTGCATCATCGGGCGGGGCTACCTCATACACAATTGCTGGCAACGGCTAAACTGTAAGTGTCGAAAGGAAACACAATGGCTGAGGCAGTAAACTCTAGCCCGCTGGCACCGGCAATCCAGGCCCCCCAGCAGATCTCTTCTGTCTATGAGGTCAAGATCGCTCCGGACATGCCGGGTGGCCGTGGCCCTATGCGTTTCGAAGAGGGGCTTGCGACTGACACTGACATCCCTGGTCAGTTCGTCTTTGGTATGCAGCAGGGTTACTCAACTGATCCTCGCGGGCATAACATGAACGTCTATGAGAAGCCAGCCGAGGAGACCATGCGTGAGCGTGTTCACCCAGGTTCAGCTTCTTGGACTGAGAGCCCGACGTACCTACAGGGCTTTCTAGGCGGATCTTCACCTGAGGCAGAGCAGACCTACATCCAGGTCAACCGTGACGGTTCGGGCTACCGTCGTCGCAATGCAGCACAGGTGCTCGACTAAGGAACAGGCTGTGGCCAAGTTCTACAACGACAGGCGTCCCTCTCCGTTCGCGGAGGGGGACTCTGGCGTGTCCCTAGACAAGGCAGCCGTGACTGAGGCCAACCGTCACATCATGGGTGCGACACCTGCATATCGTCGGGCAGATGTAGATCGCAAGATCAAGACCACAGCAGTACAGCGTCAGCGTCAGAGGGACGCTGGTCAGGGCGACTTTGAATCCATTGAGGAATACAAGAATTTCATTTACGGCACTCAGGAGTAAGTCATGCCACATACGGTAAACGACTACTCCGACGCCATCAACGGTGTCAGTCAGCCATTCGAGCACAAGACTCTGGCTGCTGCCCTCCTGACGCATCGTGTGCCTATTGAGACCGTTCAGCACATTCAGAACTGGCGCTTCAACCAGGATCAGCCCACTGCCGGGGCGTACAGATCCACTGACAGGTCAATCAACCTTCAAGGATCACCTAGTACCATGGTCGGGCATCCAGACCCTCAGCGTGCCTTGCAGGGCCGTAGACTGCTAGTCCACGAAGCCCATCATGCATCCCAGCATCGTGTCAATCCGGTGCAGTTCGAGGATGCCATGTTTGATCGTCAGAAGCGTGGCAAGGTCGAAGCCTACGCCGAAAACGAAGCTGACCGCCGAGTGCCCGGCTCCGTATCTGCATACGATCGCCTGGTCTCTAGCGGTCAGAACCGTCGATTCTCTGATCAGTCTTACAATGCTACGCGAGTTCGTCCGGAATAGCCTGCCATTGGCCCGTGTTCGTCAGCAGGCCACGATCGGCGGCAGTCTGACGCCTACGGGCTTCTTCCCGAGACACGACTACGGGCGCGGCAGCAGGTGCAACCACAGTGGGGTCCTTTGGGGGGATGAGCACGTCCAGTCCCTTGATCTCCACCGGCTCACCGACGTGAACACGTCCCTTTAGATCCTCAGGTGAGATCTGCGGGTTAGCGTTCCAGTACCCAGGACCGTCTTCGGGCGTAGGCGAGATGTCCACCACTACCGGTGCGGCCTGGTTGAGCTTGCGCTGCAACTCCTGATTATCCTTGAGTAGCTGAGCTGAGATCTGCTCGGGCGTAAGACCTAGCTTGAGCTTGTCCTTAGCCTTCTTCTCGTCATGGTCCTTGGCTATCCTCTTGAGGACACCTAGTCCTATGACGATTCCGAATGCTCCGACGATAGGGAAGACTGCGCCCGTCAGGTCGGTGGGAATGCTGTGGAACTGAACCTTGTCACCGACGTTGGCAGCTACAGAGGCGAAGAATCCCAGGCCAGCGGACAGCCACGGAATGATTCGACTCTTCCACTCCCATGCTCGGGCTATGGCAGCGAAGATAGCCAACTCTCCTACTACCGTGAGGCCGTCTACAGCGAGGGGTGCGAAGTCCGCCCAGATCCCTGTGATGTGGTGTGTCGCGAACCAGATGTACAGCCCGTCGTAGGACTCGATCTGGCCCGTGACCGTTGCGAGGATGACGATGATCGCAAGAGCCCAGAGAGCCCACGTCACGTACTTGGCAAGGAAGTCCTCGTCTGCTGTTATGTCTTCCAAATGTTCCTCCTTGTTCGTTGTGGTCATGACTCTACCCTACCCTAGTCGAGAAGTCAAGGGTGGTACGGTTATACTTAACTGAGACATCATTAGGAGATACTGTGGCACTGGATTTCATTAGCCCGTCCATGAGGGCAGCGGGCACTGACCTTACCATCAGTGTGTCCCCACTCGGCCTTATCGAGCTGAGCGATGAAGAATTTGAAGTTCACGGCCCGAGACTGACTCGTTACTCTAACGCGGCAGCGTTCTATCTAGGTCACCACTGGGCCTACCGTCGTGCTCCTGGTGAGCCTCAGATCACAGCGAATTACGTAGCAGCGTTCTCTGACTATCTGACTAACTTCACCTTCGGCAAGAGCGTGATGTTCCAGGTCGATCCTGAGTTTACCCACATCACTCCTGCATTGCTTGAGAGAATCTGGAATCAGGACAACCGCAAGGACGATCTCCTATGGGGCATGGGAAACCTAGGATCTGTCTATGGTGACGTCTTCGTCAAGATCGCATACGAGCCCGAGTACGAGAACGTGGCGACAGGTGAGATAGAGCCGGGCCGCGTCCGTATCCTACCGATCAACCCCTCATTCTGCTATCCCGAGTGGCACCCGCATGACAAGGATCGCATGATCCGGTTCAAGCTCAAGTACCGCTTTTGGAGTACTGCCCCGGAGGGCACACGTATGGTTAACACCTACGTAGAAATACTAACTGACCAGTACATTGAGGAATACGTTAATGACGAACTCATCGATCGCCGTCCGAACCCGCTTGGCTTCATTCCTATTGTGCATATCGCTAACAAGCCCGTGGCTGCATCCCCGTGGGGTCTTTCAGACGTACAGGACATCATTCCGCTAAACCGTACGTTCAACGAACTAGCCACAGACATCCTTGACATCATCAACTACCACGTCGCACCTATCACCATCATCACCGGAGCTAAGGCAGCCAACCTTGAGATGGGTGCCAACAAGGTCTGGGCTCTGCCGCAGAAGGACGCTCGTGTAGAGAACCTTACTGGTGGTGCGGATGGTCTTGCTCCTGCCATAGAGTTCATGCAGATGCTCAAGCTCTGGATGCATGAGCTAATGGGTGTGCCCCAGAATGCCATGGGAGCTGAGCAGCAGATCTCTAATACCTCGGGCGTAGCTCTCGCAATCCAGTACTTTCCTACAATGCTGAAGTACAGTCTTAAGAAGACTCAGTACGGCAATGGCTTCCGTAAGATCTCCCAGATGTCATTGAAGACTCTGCTGTTCTTCGAGCCCGACCAGGCTGTCTACAATCCGAGCACTGACGGCATCATGCGTGAGGGTCAGCCTCCGTACATCGACATTCTCGATCCAGCTATCTACAACATCGAAGTCATGTTCCCGCCGCCGCTGCCACAGGACCAGCTCGTCGTTCTCAACGAGATCATGACTGAGCTACAGCTCGGCCTTGAGTCTAAGGCTGGCGCTCTGCGCAAGCTTGGTGAGCAGTTCCCTGATGAGAAGCTACAGGAACTCTTCATGGAGCAGATCGATGACACCAAGATGGCTGGTGCCCAGCGTATCCTCAACGCTCAGATCGATGCTGCGATCATCATGCTGACTGGCGTAGTGCCAGACGGCGGTGCCCAGCCTGTTGACTCGGGCGAGCATACTGAGAGCACGTCTAAGTCTTCTACGGGAACGACTACCAAGAAGACCACAGACAAGGGTCCGACAGTCGGTCCAACGGGTCAGTCCCCGCTGACTCCGATGCCGGGCATGGGTGACATCGCCCAGGCCGTAGACGGATCACAGGCTAACCTCATGGCTGATCTTGTAACGCAGGCATTCGGTACTAAGCTTCCGCAGCGTCGTCAGGTGGCTTCCAATCCTGAATCACCAGGGTTGGATTCCATAGGATAGAATCTCTATTAGTGGAACTCATTCGGAAAAGGGATAACATGACTATGCCAGCAGAGCCGGTTACTGACCCGGCAGTCGCTCCTGCTAAGCCAGCGGGCGAGACTAAGTACTTCACCGAGGCAGACGTTCAGGCCATGATCGAGAAGGCCCGTCAGCAGGAGAAGGACAAGCTTTACCCGACCATCAGCAAGGCCGACGAGCGGGCAGCCGCTATGGAGGCAGAAGTCAAGGAGCTGTCTGCGTTCCGTAAGAAGGCAGAGAAGGACGAGCAGTCTCGTCTAAAGGCCGTGGAGGACGCTCAGCGTGCCAAGGAAGAGGCAGAGATGTCTGCCAAGGATCTTATCGCCAAGCGTGACGCTGACTTCAATGCACGCATTGAGCAGATCCAGGCAGAGAACGAGCTTCGTGTGGCGATGCTTGAGAAGGCCAACGAGGCAGCACGCCTAGAGGCTTACATCCAGCGCCGGGCAGCGGAGGAAAACTCCAACATCGTTCCTGAGCTTATCGACTTCATCAACGGCAACACTGCCGAAGAGGTAGAGGCCAGCATTCAGATCCTTAAGGAGAAGAGTGCTGCTATCGCTGAGTCGGCGCGTAATGCGCGAATGGGCCAGCAGCGTCAGATGCCAGGCGTGGCTCCCTCATCGGGAACCAACGGAGTGACCATTATGGACCAGCCGGGCGACCGTCAGCTCTCAGCAGAAGACATCCGTGGGATGTCAATGCAGGAGTTCGCAGCCCTGCGTAAGAAGGTAAACATGCCTACTGGCTCAGGCCGTGGACTGTTCGACTAATAGTAACTAACGGGTAGCGCCTACAAAACAACACAAACACTTGCTGTAAACTCAGAAGTGTTGGCAGACTTTGTAGGCGCTGCCTCTCCCTACATAGAAGGAACGTAGATGGCAGGATCAGCAATCACCGGTTCGGGCTTCCTAGCGGGTAGCCCGTCTGCGTATAGCGGTGCCAACTCCCAGCTCACACCAGCCGTCCAGGAACTGTGGAGCAAGGAAATTTTGTTTATGGCGATGCCCACGCTTCGTTTTGAACAATTCGCTGTAAAGAAGACAGAGCTTGGTGTTCAGCCAGGTCTGACCATCCATTTCATGCGATACAACAACCTGCCTGCTGCGGCACAGCTTGTTGAAGGCGTACGTATGGAGCCGGTCGCTCTTACCGCTTCGCAGTTCGACATCTCAGTAGCTGAGCAGGGCTTTGCCGTTGCCGTTACCGAGCTTCTTCTGAACGCTTCCTTCGATGACGTTATGGCATCCGCTGCTCGTCTTCTCGGACGTAACATGGCGCTGTACCTTGACGGTTCAGCTCGTGACACACTGCGTCAGGCGACTTCCATGCTGTTCGGTTACAACAAGCCAGCTCTTGCTAGCGCTGTTCGTACTCCGCTCAGCCCGTACGACCACGGTGTGCCCGCAACGGGCGCAACTGGTACCTCTGCATCAACCTACACTGGTCTGGCCGTGGGTAACTACGCCATGACCGCTGCGGTTACGAAGGACGTCGCTGAGACTCTAGCGACAAAGAACGTCCCGAGGCTAGGGGATTCGTACGTAGGATTCGTTCACCCTCACCAGAGCCGTCAGCTACGTGATGACCCGGAATGGATCGAAGTCACCAAGTACGCGGCCCCGGGGAATTTCATGCTCGGTGAGATCGGGCGTATCAACGATATCGTGTTCATCGAGACGACTCAGGTCTGGAACGACCTTGTAAGCAATGCTTACTCGGGCGTTACTGGTGGAAACACAGCGCTGTACTACGACGCTATCTTCATCGGTGACAACGCGTTCGGTCACGCCATCTCACTCCCTGTAGAGCTTCGCGATGCGGGAATCCTTGACTACGGCCGTGAGCACGGACTAGCCTGGTATAGTATCTGGGGTCTCGGCCTCATAACAGACCAGGCTGTGGTCATCACCCGAACGAACTAACCAATTAGATCGTATCGGTTATCCCTTCATCTGTCAAGGCCCCCTCTTACGAGGGGGCTTTTTCAGTTCTCCAACAGATACTTGACTGCTGCTTCCAAGATCTCCACGCTATCACGAGCGTTTCCTAGAAGCTTGTTGCAGCAATCACATAGTATCCCTCTTACGCACTTTCCGCAAGTCTTTTCTCCGGGGCAGCACGAGTGGTCGTGATCTACGCAGATTCCATTGTGCTTCTCTGCGTCGAACTCTTCCCTACATACTGCACACCGTCCGTCCTGTGCCTTGATCATATCCTCAAGTGCCTCAGGTGTCAAACCATACTTCTCCATGAGCCTCCGTGCGACCATCTTCTCAGCCTGGCACGCCCGACATGCTCCGTACTTGTTCTGGAACTCTTCCCGACTGTGGCCAGCCTTACACGTGTCTCCCTTGCGTTCTTCGATGCAGATCAGGCAAATCTTCTTGCCATCCCCGCGTAGCTTATACGAACCTTCGACCCATTCATGCCCGGACCCACAGATAGATGAGCCTCCCGGTGTGTGCCGGGAGGCCGGGTTGTACCTGCTGTTGGGCTTAGAAGGATCAGGCTTCGGGCCTGGCTTCGCCATCACCCTCCTCAATGGGTTCTACATGCGCCGCTGCCTGGCCCGCTCCCAGGTACTGTACAATTTCGGTGCCACCACCAGCAAACTTGTTAATGGTGGCTGCGTCCTCTTCGGACATTTCGACAATCTTGATCATGGCTATATCCTATCAGATGCTGTGGCCAGTGTCAAGACTTGATCATCCCGTTGTGTACAAAGCAAGCCCCCCACCAGTTACCACACCAGGCGTTATCGCAGTGCCCGCCCTTTTTGGTGTGAACGCACTTCTTGGAAGTACACTTCGATAGATCAGCCATGTCACTCCTCCGGGGGATTCTTGCCCTGCGGCTTGAAAGGGCCACCTGGGCACCACAGCCTGATCACAGCGGGTCGCCCGTGAAGCTTTCCCGGCCTGCGGTAGTGGTGCCCAGGGTGGTCGTCCTTCTTGCCGCAGTGCCACGTGTTGATCCTAGGCACAGTGTCTCCTACCCCAAGAAGTGCTGGTGCTTCTTGGGGTCGAACCATCCGCACTCGGTGCAGTGGAGAACCTTCCAGCCCCCGCCCATATCGGAATGACCCATCTTGTGATTTCCCTTGGTGGCCGGGCAGTAGTGCCTGCTAGCGCCCTTCCTGATGTTGTGTACGGCGCTTGCGAGGGCCTTCTTCGCCATGTCGTCTAGTCCCATCAGATTGTTACCTCCGTCACGTCGGTGTCCTCGTGGTCGCACCCTGGGCGCTTGCACTCAAAGTACTTGGTTGTGATCTTCTTCTTGTTCTTGCCCCAGCCCTTGAAGCCCACGGACTTGTGAACCTCCTTCATGTCATGGGGCGGGCACTTTTTGGCAGACTTGGGAGCGTCGGGCTTGGCCCAACGCGGCTTTGGTGCTGACATAGTTCCTCCTATGGGATCTCAGTATGACCCGGACACCACATGGTTATGCCCGAATGTGGCTCCTGCCAGAAATGCGGATCGTGCGTGTCTTGCTCATTGCATACCAGTGTGTCCGGCGCTTCGCCAGGGCAGCTCATTAGCGCCTCTTACGGTGACTAGTTGGTGGACCACCAGCGTCAGGCCAGCAGCCTGCGTGGCACCCGTTATCGTGATCGGGCTTGTGGATGGCCCCCATGCTGGGAACCTTGTCTTGACTCTTGCACGGACTGCCGGGCTTGTCAACCCTTGAGCATGTGCCAGCCTTCTTGCAGTTGTGCTCGGTCTTCACTTCTTGACCTCCGTCTTTCGGATGAGCTTGTCCATCACGGGCTTAGGGCAGAACGTCTCCCGGTTCTTGCACACGAATCGGGCGTACATGACGTTCCATGTTCTGCCCTTCTCTGTGGTCGTCTCCCCGTGAGGACCGCTGTACCTGTAGTCGTGCTGGTGAGCTGCCATTAGTCAACCCTTCCACATGAACAGATGTGAAAGCCAGTGTGGGGCACGCCGGGCACGATCTTGATCTTGCACGTGTGGTTCACGTGCCACACATCCTCGTACTTCTGCTTCCAGGTGTGCCCGCAAATGATCTTTTCGTCTGTCTTGTCGGCCATCTTGCCTCCCTTTTTCGTTGGTAAGAGAAGTCTACAGGGCATGACAACGAACGTCAACCCCGACGACGCGAACGCCTCCAGAGCAGGAAGCCAGTCGCAGCAGCCAGCAGAGCACCCAATCCGAACAGTCCTAGGACTGTCCCTGAGATGCCTGAGGAAGGCTGTGCGGCAGTGACTGTGGCAGCCACGGGAGTTGCCTTGATGGTGACCTTCTTGACAGCCTTCACCACAGCCTTGTAAGTCTTGACAGCCTTGTGACTCGCGGGCTTCGTCGCACCCCAGTCGGGGATCTTGACAGTCTTGGAACCCACCGTCTGATCAGTTACGACTGATAGCGAGTAGCTGTCCATAGTGAACGATCCCCGTGTCATCTCAGCGCCGCCGTCGATCGCCGCCCAGTAATACTCTGACGGGTCCAGCCCGAGGTAGTCAAGGGCCTTGATGACGTACTCACCGATATTCACGTCAGACAGAGACCCGACTCCGTAAAAGATCCTGTCGTAACCTGGGTTGGACTCATAAGAGAGGGTGCCGGGCTGGAGAAGAACCTCAACAGTACGGGGGTTGGCTTCCAGTGTCGCGGCAGTCGTGTCAACATTCTGACTTCCGCTTGGTGACAGCCAGATGTCCCAGCCCGGCCGGCCGTCGAAGTCAGAACTGGTGCTGTATGTCATACTGCCTGTGAACTGGGATTCTGCGTCAACTCGAAGGGGCATCTTGTACACATACTTGCCGTATGAGCCTGCCTGGGCAGTCGAGTTGGCACCGTGAGAGTATCCCGTTACGAGATACGCATCCTGCCACTGGGCAGAGAACCTGGGATTCCAGGTGGCAGAGTACTCCACCGTTCCGGGCGTGTATGTGACATTCAGTCCATCGTTGGCAAGAATGTAGTCGGGCACAGTCTCCGTGCTGATCCACCCTGCGCTGGGAATGCTACTGGACGTGTCCGCAAAAGCCGGTGCAGCGCTAAGCCCGAGAGCCGCTGACATGGCGATAACACCAACAGCGGCTAGTAGCTTCTTCATATATCCTCCTGTTTGTTGGATAAAAAGACACCCCAAGCCTACACAGCTTGGGGTGTCCTGTCAAGCTAAACTTGGAGCATGACCATGACTACGATCCTCATCATAGAGGCCAACGCACAATCCGCGCTCGTCTCTGATATGACGATCGAGTGTGTTGCCCTACAGCCTTTGCAGGGACAGATCCGACAACTTTCCATCGATAGATGGAATTACATGTACCCGAGCTAGTCCAGAATGGGCAGGCCCCGGACGAATCTGACCACATCAGAGACGTAAGCCACCACACCGTGAGGGTTGTCAGCACACTCCGAAGGTTCGTAGTATCCCGTGCCCACGTAGTCGCACTGCCAGGTCTCCTCGTCACCTTCCGCATGGCCGCAGAACTCTCCGTGTTTGCGGTCGTAGTGATACTGGGTGGCCTCGCAGATCATCATAGTCTGACCGGTCATCCACTTGTTGAACTTCGGTAGGGCTTCACCGAACAGTGCTTCGAGATCTGATCTAGTGTAACCATGCGGGCAG